GTAAGAGTATTACAAGAAGGTGGATATGACGCAAAAGCTGTTCACATCGTAGCATCCGGATCTTTCGGAAAAAGATTAGTTGGATCTATACTCCCAACAAAAAATACTGCAGACGGAGCATCAACCGGTAATGGATTTACTGGATCAGCATTCCCTACTACAGCGAATCAAGTATTGAGTGCAACTAGCTCATACGGATTTACACTAGAAGGAAATGGAGTATCTGCTCAAATATTAACTGCATCAGCAGATCCAAACAACGTAAGTAACTTCAAAAACGTATTAGGAACATCAGCGCAAGGAGCTAAGAAAGGATATGTGTACACTTACTTTGACAACTTCATGAAGTCAGATACAGGTACTGGTTCATTTATATATTTTGAAACTGGTTCACTAGATGCTCTTGCAAACTTCTCAGGCTCAGATGCAGGTAATCCTCAACCAGCTTGTACTCCTTATATTACATCACAAATTATTGGTGGAGCTAAGTTGGATCTTTTCAAAGTCAAAACAATGGCTGATGGAACAGACACAAACACATCACTAAAAGTTAGTATAATCAACACTGTATTACCAGGCGGAAATCCAGCAAGTGATTATGGATCGTTTACTTTATTAGTAAGAGAGTACGGTGACACCGATAAGAGACCAGTAGTGTTAGAATCTTACTCTAACCTAAACTTAGATCCAGACTCTTCTAACTACATCGCAAGAAGAATTGGAGATAAATTCAAATCAGTATCGGATGCTGGAATAGTAACTGACAACGGAGACTATGACAATGTATCTCAGTACATTTATGTTGATTGTGTAGATGACGTAAAAAATAAAGCAATCTCAGCAAATGTTAAGCCATTTGGATTTGACGCTTACGTTTCACCAGTATCATCTTCATTCGGAGGAGCTTCAGTAACGGTACCAACAGCATCTTTCATAATAGAAAACACAGAGATTAACGGAGCATTCAACAAAAAGAAATACTACGGACACAACTTTGCTTCAACAAATGATGCAAGCCAATTACTTAAACCAATTCCAGTTGGAGCAATTGCACTAGCAAACAACGACTTTAACTTAGATGATTCTTTCGTACACCCAAGTGCATCAGCAGTAGACGGTAACTCTGCTATAGTTGCAGGAGCAAGTATATCAGGATCGACATTTGCAGGAGTTGATATTTCAAACTTCTTGAAATTCTCAATAGGATTACAAGGAGGGTTTGATGGAGATGATCCAGCCATAACTAAGAAGACAGGAGCTAACATTACTCCAGGAAACTTATTTGGAATGGATTGTACAACTGCTAACTCTAACGGAGCAAAAGCATACATCAAAGCATTAAACACAGTAAACAATCCAGATGAATTAGATGTTAACTTAATTGTTACACCTGGAGCTACAATAGCTGATCACTCAGCAATTACCAACAAAGCGATAGAAGTAGCAGAAGATAGAGGAGATTGTTTTGCACTACTTGATTGTGTAGTACAAGGGAACACAATAGGAGCTGCAGTATCAGCAGTAACTAACGGATCACTTGACACTAACTATGCAGGAGTTTATTGGCCATGGGTTAAAATCCTAGATACTGATAAAAACAAACCAGTATGGGTTCCACCATCAGTAGTACTTCCAAGAGTATTTTCTAACTCTGACAATGTAGCATACGAATGGTTCGCACCAGCTGGATTGAATAGAGGTGGAATTAGTGAAGCAATTGATATTGAAAAGAAATTACAACAATCAGATAGATGATCTTTATGATAACAGAATCAACCCAATCGCAACATTCCCTAACCAAGGAGTATGTGTATGGGGTCAGAAGACACTACAAGCTAAGCCAAGCGCACTTGATAGAGTAAATGTTAGAAGATTGCTACTTACATTGAAGAAATTCATTGCAAGCTCATCTAGATTCTTAGTATTTGAAAACAATACAACACAAACTCGTCAGAGATTCTTAAACATTGTTAATCCATATTTAGAGACTGTGAAGTCAAGACAAGGATTATTTGCTTACAGAGTTGTAATGGACGAAACTAACAACACTCCTGACGTAATCGACAGAAACCAAATGTACGGTCAGATATTCATTCAACCAGCAAAAGCTGCAGAATTTATCGTACTTGACTTCAACATTTTACCAACTGGAGCAACATTTGATAACGCATAAAATTAGTACAACGACTATTTATAATAAAGAACAATTATGGCAAATTTAATAGAAAATGATAAAATGTTTTACACCAACTATGAGCCCAAGGTGCAAAACAGATTCATCCTCGAAGTTGATGGACTACCATCTTACTTATGTAAAAAAGTATCTCGACCTCAGTTAGAGTGCGGAGAAGTTGTACTAGATCATATTAACATCATCAGAAAAATGAAAGGTAAATGTAAGTGGGGCGACATTACAATTACCATGTATGATGCAATCGTACCTTCCGGAGCACAAGCTGTAATGGAGTGGGTTCGTACATCACACGAATCAGTAACTGGTAGAGATGGATACGCAGACTTCTACAAGAAAGATTTTGATATCTTTGTATTAGGACCGGTAGGTGATAAGATTGAGAACTGGAGTGTAAAAGGTGCTTACATTAAAACAGCACAATTTGGAGACATGGATTGGTCTACAGAGACACCAGTTGAGATTGCACTTACATTAGGAGTAGATTATTGTGTATTAGAATTTTAATTACCCGACCCTTACCCAACACCAACAAAAAAG